CCGATGCCTCGACCCCCGCCACCGGCGAGGTAGAGGAAGAGGCCGCCACCGTCACCGCCGAGGATGGCGAGGACGAGGAAGACACGCCGCCGATGCAGTCCGTCGCCAGCGGCCCGCCCGCGATTGCCGACGTGCGCGCGCTTGTGGATCTGAGCGGCGGCACCGCCGACGACGTGCTCGATTACGTCCAGCGCGGCATGAGCATGGACGCCATCACCCGGGACCTGCGCGCCCGCAAGCAACAGGAGACACAGACCATGACCGGCCCCCGTGCCCGCATCACGCGCGACGAGCGCACCACCCGCCGCCAGGCCATGACCGAGGCGATCGTCGCCCAGGTCGGCCGTGGCGACCCGACCGACCGCGCCCGGCCCTACATGGGCCAGTCGCTGGCGCAGATGGCTGCCGATTGCGCGGGCTACCGCGGCCCGCTGCGCAGCGCGGGCGACCGGATCGAGGCTTTCACGATGGCCTCGCATTCGACCTCTGATTTCCCGGCGATCTTCGAGAACGCGCTCAACAAGCTGCTGCTGGAACGCTACCAGGTGGCCGAGCCGACCTACCGGCGCATCGCGCGGCAGCGCAACTTCTCCGACTTCCGGCCCACGAACCTCGTTCGTGCCGGCGATTTCCCGAGCCTGCAGGCAATCAACGAGACGGGCGAGATCAAGTTCGGCACCTTCGGGGAGAACAAGGAAACGGCGGTGCTGACGCCCTACGGCATCGGGCTGACCATCAGCCGCCAGATGATGATCAACGATGACCTCGGCGCAATCGAGGAGGTGCTGGCCGGCTACGGCGATTCCATCGCGCAGTTCGAGGAATCGACCTTCTACGCCTTCGCGTTCAGCGCGGCGCTGTCGGATGGCAACCCGGTCTTCCACTCCTCGCACAACAACCTTGCCGGCAGCGGCACCGCGATCACCGTGGCGGCCGTGTCCGCGGGGCGGGCGGCGATCCGCAAGCAGAAAAGCCTCGACGGGCAGAAACTCAACTGGGCGCCCTCGATCCTGCTGGTGGGGCCGGACAAGGAGACCGAGGCGGAGCAGCTGGTGTCCGAGATCCAGGCGGCGAAGATGTCGGACGTCAACATCTTCTCGGGCCGGCTGCAGGTCGTGACCACGGCCGAGATCACCGGCAATGCCTGGCACCTGCTGGTCGGGTCCGAGCGGGCCGGCGCGGCCTGCTGGGTCTACGGTTACCTCGACGGGGCGGAGGCGCCGCGCCTGCGCCGCGAGGAACCGTTCGGGCGGCAGGGCTTCTCGATGACGGTGGAGCACGATTTCGGCCTCGGCGCCGTCGATTATCGCGGCGGGTACAAGAACCCGGGCGCGTGATCGCCTGACGACAACCTGACCTGACCAGGGGGCGGCCGATGGGCCGCCCCCGGTCGTTTCGAAAGGCGCAACCGGGCCGCGGCCCGCGGCGCCGCAACACGAAGGATCCAAGACATGAAGAACTATCACCAACCCGGAAGCTCGATTTCCGTTGCCGCCCCCGCCGATGTCGCATCCGGCGCCGGCGTCCTCGTCGGCAGCCTCTTTGGTATCGCGGGGCACGACGCCCTTTCCGGTGCGCCAGTCGAGATCCATTTCAGCGGCGTCTACACGCTGCCGAAGCTGGAAGCGCAAGCCTGGACGGTCGGCGCCAAGGTCTACTGGGACGACACCAACAAGCACCTGACGACGGCCGCCACGGGCAACAAGCTGGTCGGCGCCGCAGTGCAGGCCGCGGCCAATCCGTCCACGACCGGCGTGGTCCGCCTTGACGGCGCGGCGCGGTGACCAGCCTTTTCAACGGCATTGGCACCATCGTGACCGGCGTCCTGGGCGCGCCGGTCACGGTCACGCCGGAGGGCGGTCTGCCGCGCGAGATCGAGGCCGCGTTCCGCGAGGGTCCGCGCATGGTGCAGGGCGCCGACGGGATGGAGTACCAGACCGTGCTGCCGACCCTGACGGCGCGCCGCGACGAGGTCGAGGACATCGTGCCGGGCGGCACCCTCGAGCTACCGGACGCCCGGCGATACAAGGTCACGGGCTGGATGCCCTCGGGCAGCCCGGCCAGCGACGCGCTGGTCGAGCTTGGCCTCGAAAAGATCGACGTCCATGCCTGAAGCGATGCACTACCTGAAGGCGGTGCGCCGCCGCGTCACCGCGTCGCTGACCGATGCCGCGATATCGATTCCGGTCGCGGGTATCATGACACCGGTGACCGTCCTGACGCACCCCCCCGCGGCAGGCTACGCACCCGAAAGCACCCTGCCCGCGATCTACGTTTTCTGCCGCAGCGAGAAGGTGGATCTGTCGGGCCATTCGACGACCCGCGCCGCGATCCTCGTGGACGTGACGCTTCAGAGCTTCGGCAATGCCGACGCCGCGCTCGATCATGTCGACGACATGCACCTCGCCGCGCACCTCGCGATCATGTCCGACCGCCGCCTCGGCGGTGTGGCGATCAACACGGAGCCGCGCGGCTCCGAGACGCACACCGATTCCGGCGAGGCCCGCTTCGGCATCCGCCGCGTGACATTCGAGGTGACGGTCGCCGGCCCGCTGGCCGACCCCACCGTCACCATCTGACCCGACCGCCGGAAGACCGGCACAAAGCAAGGAGACTACCATGGCCGCAGGCAAGGAAACCGTCGCGCTCGATCTGACGTGGGAAATTCACGACGGGCTGGATCCCGGCACGTTCCAGGCTGCCGGGATCCTGACCGGCGCCACCCCGCCGAACCCGACCTCGCAGGAGGCCGACGCGTCGCACTTCAACGCGCCCGGGCACCTCAAGAAGTTCCTGCCGGCGCAGATCGACCCCGGCGATGCCAGCTTCATGTTCCATTGGGACCCGGGATCGGACGAGGACGTGATGATCGAGGCGCTGCGCGGCAGTCGCGCGGTCCGCCAGCACCGCATCACCTTCCCGACCTCGGACGGGGTCGGCTTCAGTTGGACCTTCGAGGCCTGGATCAAGAGCATCGGCCCCCGGGTGCAGCTGGGCGAGACCCTGTCGCGCGAGGTGACGATGCGCGTCATGACCATCCCGACCGGCGCGGCGGCGATCTGATCCATGGCCGCGCAAGACAACCCGAAGGGTGAAGTGCTGCTGACGCTCGGTGACGGCGTGTTGCGCCTGCGCCTGACGATGAATGCCATCGCCGACATCGAGGCGCTGCTGGCCCAGCCGTTCCACGATCTTCTGAGCCGCATCGCGTCCTGCGCCGGCAAGGCCGGGCTCGACGGGACGGCGACCCGGGCGCTGGTCTGGGGCGCGATGCTGCACCAGCGCCCCGACGCCACGCCGCGCGATGCCGGCGCGCTGATCGACGAGATCGGCCTCGATCGCCTCGACGGCCTCGTTTTCGAGATTCTCGAAGCGGCCGGCTATATGCGGCGGACCGGGGAAGACGAAGGGGAGGCGGAGGACGGCGAAAACCCTCCGCTGCCGCCCGGCGGGGCGGCGGCCTGAGCGGCCTTCTGGAGGACTGGGTCTCGGCCGGGCTGCCCCCGGCCGAGTTCTGGTCGCAGACCCTGCGCAGCTACCGCGCCCAGATGGCCGGTGTCCGGGCGCGGCTGTCGCGCGAGGCGCAGTCGATGCGGGCGCAGGCCTGGTACACCGCCGCGCTGTCCAAGTCCCGCAGGCTGCCGGATTTCAAGACGTTCGTTTCCGGCGAGGCCCGGAAGCCGCAGACCCGAGACGAAATGTTCAACATCTTCAAGGGAATGGCCGCCTACTACGCGGGCGCCCTCGGAAAAAAAGGCTAGTCGGCAGGCATGCTCAACAAGAATATCGGCAAGCTCAGGGTCGTCCTCGGCCTCGAGGACCGCGAGTTCCGGCAGGGCCTGCAGCGCAGCGCGCCGCGGCTTCGGGCCTTCGGGCGTGCGATGGCGGTGACCGTGGCTGGCGCTGCCGCCGCGGGCGCGGCGGGCATGGCGCTGCTGACGCGGCGGTCGCTGGAACAACTCGACGCGCAATCGAAACTGGCCGAGTCTTTCGACACGTCAGTGGAATCGGTCCAGATCCTCCAACGCGCGGCGCAGCTTGCCGGGGCGTCGATGTCGGAGGCCACGTCGGGTGCGCGGAGCCTGACGCGGCGCCTGTCGATGTTCGCGACGGATGGCGGCGGGCCGGCGGCGGACGCGATCGAGCGGCTCCACCTCGACGTCACCGATCTGATGGCGCTGCCGCTCGACGACCGGCTGCGGGTGATCAACAACGCGCTGGCCACCTATGCCACGGAGGCAGAACGCGCCTCTCTGATGAGCCAGCTTTTCGGCGACGACAGCTTGACGGCGTTCTCGCGCTTGTCGAATGCCAGCCTCGACCAGGCTAACGCCGAACTGGAACGCTTCGGCGTCCTCGTCTCTGACGTGGAGGCCGAGCGGATCGAGGAGGCGAACGACGCCATCTCGCGGATCGGGCTGGTCATGGAGGGCATGGGCAACCGCATGGCCGCCCGGCTGGCGCCGATCCTGACGATGGTGGCCGACGGGCTGACCGAGATCGCGGATCGCCGGTCGGTGCTGGAGAGAGCGATCGACAACAACACGCTGGCGATCGGCGACGAGATCGGCCAGATCAACCAGCTCCTGGCGCTGCGCCCCGGCCAGAACCAGATGACGCTGGAGGCGGCGCGTGTCACGCTGGCCGAGGCCGAAGCGCGATGGGAAAACGTGCGCGGCATGCGCGCCGAGCTGCGGCAACAGGTGATCAATTCCGAAGAATTCCAGCGCCTGAGCGAGCGGATTGAAAGGGCGCAGGGCGTCGTGGAAACCTTTCGTGGCGCCATGCCGACCGGGCCACTGGTTGACTCGACCGGGCAGTTCGATCCTTTCGGGCAAAACCTTCAGATCGTTGAGCGCGCGGAGCAGCAACTGGCAGAGCTTCTGCGCCGCCGCGAGGAAATGCTGAACGTGGCCCGCCGCGAGGCGACCGACAGGGTGCTGGAGGACGGCGAGGGCGTCCAGGAATTGACCCGGATGATCGAGCTTTACGAGTTGGCGATCGAGAATGCCGAAGGCGGTTTCGTGATTCTGAACGGCGAACTCGTCACCGCCAACGACCTGTCCGAGCGCCTGACCTCGTCGACCTCAGCCACGTCCGACGCCGCCGACCGCCTCGCCTCCGCGCTGCAAAGCGGCTCGGTCTTCTCTTCGCAGATGCTGGCCAACCTCATGGCGGCGCCGGGCGCCGCGGCGCGCGTCGCCGCCGGGGTGTCGCAGCAGATCGCCGCGATGGAGGATCAGAACCGCGTCCTGGAGTTGCAGATCGAGGGTGGCGTA